AAGATGTAAAAGAAGGATTAGGAGAATCTTAAGGTTAAGGGCTAAAGGGTATTCTGTAATAAGTATATCTAAGAAATTTGGGTACACACGTCAACATACTTCCAGGCTTATTAATCAGTATAAAAAAGATAAATATTATGAGGATATATACCAGTTCATATGAATTAATGTCGGAGACTATGCGGAACTGTATTGAGATGGGTTCTATAGTTAGACCCAAATCTTATCAGAACAAAAACATTGAAGGACAAGAAGATTACATTACAAAGGAAGTAATCTGTCATCAGTACTGTTTAACTTCTTTGGGAGACCCAAAATGGTTATTCTTAGCTGATAAGAGAAGTAAACAATGGGTAGAAGAAGAATTCAAGGAAAGAATCCATGACCCTTTGGATAGCCCAGATAAATTTTCTCACATTAACCCGGGATCAGCATTCCTTATCAGAGAAGATGTTTGGAGACCATTCTTAGTAAATGGGAAATTTGATTATACCTACAATGAAAGATTGAGATTTGGATGGACTGATTCCAAAGGAATTAATCATCAAGATCGAATCTGGGATGCTTTAAAAGCAGTAAGGGATGAGTTAATTAGAAACCCAGATACTCGCCAGGCAGTAATCCCAATCTTTCATCCGACAGATGTAAAATATATTGGGGGAGAAAGAAGAGTACCTTGCTCAATGTATTATGACTTCTTAATCAGAGAAATAAAAGGTAAAAAGAGATTACACATTTGTTATCATCAAAGGTCATCCGATTTGGTAACTCATTTTGGTAATGATGTATACCTTGCATGGAAACTTATGGAGTACATGGCTGAGCAAACAGGGAATGAACCAGGATATTTATATCACACTATCGATTCCCTCCATTCATATAAAAAGGACTGGGTATTACTCAAACAATGTTTGGATGACATCACAGAATGACTGAATAATTGGGAAAAAGAATGGATTAAAACTTTAGCCTCTATCATGATTTGGTAGAGGCTTCTTAATTTATATAAGAATATGGGCAAACCAAAAACAAAATATCACATCTTAGAGAATGAGCAACAATTGGATATGTTAATTGATGCTTGTAAGAAAACTGGATATGCTTCGGTAGACTTTGAGACTACGGGTAATCGAATATATAATAATGATTTTTATCCTACGATTTTAGGTGTATGCTTTGAACCAGGTAGGGCAGGAGTAATTCCTTTAGGTCATTTCGATTCGAAATTTAAAAAATCCTGGAAAACAAAGCTTCAGAAATTTGGAGAAGAAGTTATTGCTAACGAAAACATTGTTAAGGTTGCATGGAATGCTAAATTTGATATGCAAGTATTTCACAAATATGGTATCTTTCATAAAGGTAGGTTATTTGATGGGATGCTTGCTAAATATGTTTTGGATGAGGCTAAGCCAAATGATCTAAAGTCCATGGTTAGAAGGTTCCTTCCTAAATTTGGAGATTACGAAGAAGATTACGAGGGATGTAATCTACCCTGGGATCAAAAACCTTTATTAGGATTATCCCAGTACTGTGCTATAGATACTGATATGTGTTTAAGATTATTCCTATTCTTCGAAAAGAAGATGATGGATAAGAAATTCTATCATCTATTCAGAAATCTTATTATGCCAGCTTCTAACCTATTAACAAAGGTAGAGACAAGAGGACAAAGACTTGATAAAGAATGGCATGGGAAATTAATGGAAAAATATCCCAGATTAATTCTAGAAGCAGAAACCAAGGTAAGAGCCCTTAAAAAGGTAAAGAGATTCGAGAAATCCCTCATCCAACAGAGATTAGATAAAGCAATATCGAAGATAGAGGAAGAGATTAGAGAATCTAAGAAAGTAATAAAAACATCAGATGATTCTCGAAAAATTGCTTCTGCTGAAAGATCAATTAAAAATAGAGAAGAAAAGATTGCCAGATTAATGGCTGGAGAATTTAATACTAAATCCGAAAAAGCCATAATAGAACCCATAAATTTTGGGTCAGCTTCACAAATGACACAACTTCTATTTTTAGACCCAAAAGGATTTAGATTCCCAGTAGTAAAATATACACAAAAAGATAAAAGGGATACCGATAACCCTTCTTCATCAGAAGCAGTATTATTGGAATTACAAAAAACAGATAAAACTGGATTTATTGATACGCTTCTAGAATTAAGGGGACTTAAACAGATTAATAATATGTTTGTAAAGGGATTTGCAAACTTAGTTCAAGATGATGGCAGATTGCATCCAAAATTTAATATTCATGGTACTCGTACAGGGAGATTATCATCAGCAGACCCCAACAGTCAGCAGCTCCCCAGGGTTGCAACGGATCCAACAATTAGACGTTGTTTGGTTGCATCTCCAGGTAGACTCTATCTAATGATGGATTATAGCCAATGTATAGATGGGGATTCTTATATCTTTTGTAATACCGGAATAAAGAAGTTAAAAGAGATTATTCCTGGGAAAGATAAAATTTGTATGATTGACCCCCAGCATAAAAACAAACACAGAGTCCTTAATATAAATGTTCTTGCAAATAAGGGTAAAGCAGAATGCCTAAGGATTACAACAAATACTGGTAGGCAACTGATATTAACAGAAGAACATCCAGTAAAAACCAAACAAGGATTTACATTAGCTAAAGACCTTAAATTAAATGATACATTATATATCGAAAATCCCAAGGATTGCTATCCACATGGTTTCAGTCATGATGAGTTAACCGAGAATGAATCTAACTTTGAATCTAACTTTTTCGATTGTGGGCTCAATTTTTCAGATAATGATACCAATGTGATCAATACGGTTTTAAAAGCTAATCCTAATGAAAGGCTTGCTTTTATAGGAGGACTTTTAACTAGAGGGTTAATTTTTAGTAACTATCCAAAATCCTTTCAAGCATTACAGTTAATATTTCAAGTTCATGGACTAGCCATATCATGGTATTCAAAATTGGTTTGGGCTTACCCAAAAGATGATTTTATGTATGAGCAAATTACTAACATAGAAAAGGTGGGTAAACGAGAAGTATATGATATGGAAGTTGAAAGTTTACATGAATTTAATCCGAATGGTATCCGGGTTCATAACTGTGAACTGAGATTAATGGCTCACCTATCAAAATGTAAAGGTTTGTTGGAAGCATTTGCAAAAGGTTGGGATCCTCACTTATCAGTAGCATGTAAAAAATATGGAGTAAATTACGATGATATTTATCCAATATATAAAGATGAACAACATCCCGATTATACCACATGGAAAATTCGAAGAAAGCAAGCTAAGCACATTGTTTTCGGATGTATCTATCATATTGGTGCAGCTAAACTTGCAGAAGAACTTTCAGACCCAAAAACAGGGTTAGTAGTAACACCAAAAGAATCACAAGGATTCTTGGATGATTTTTTTAAGGACTTCCCAGAAGTAAAGAAGTTTATGGACAATCAGATGAAGTTTATTCATAAGCATGGATACATAAAGACATTATTCGGTAGAAAAAGAAGATGCCCAGAGATCTTCGGTGATAATCAGATGCAAATTGTAGCTGCTGAGAATGCCGCAATCAATACCCCATCACAGTCTGCTGCTTCCGATATGGCATTGTTTACATCAATCCTAATCGATGAACTCATTCAAAAAGGAGAATTTCCAGATTTACAGGAAGTAGGTACTGTCCATGACTCCATATATTTTGATACATTACCTAAAGACATCAATCCAAAGACCATATATCAACTTTGGGACATGGCAAGAAATCCCAGTACAAAAGAATGGTTTGGATTCCAAATCGATGACATAGATATGTCAATGGATTTCGAAGTAGGAAGGTCCCAGGGAGAAGAATTACCCTTTGCAGTGGGATACGATTATAATCGATTATTAAATTTCAAAGGGGAATGGAAAGGGTCCAAGGAAGAAGAATATTATTTTTCACTGGTAAACAAATGTAAATCAGTAGATATCAAGGACTATCCAAAGGTTTACCCAGAGTATTTCAAGTGAACTAATTAAATTAAATTTTAAACATACATATATTATGAAAGATGAAAAAAGAGGGATAATCATATCCCTAATAATCTGGGTTTTACTTATGTTTATGACCCTTACTCGATGGATTGGTGATGGAATCTTAAAAGAAATTGGGGATTACATTGCTATCACATTCGGAGTAATTATTACTCTGTTGGTTGGAATTGGAACTTGGAGTATGAGATCATTTATTAAACAATACGGAGGAACAGAAGATGAGGATAGTACAAAGAGGAATTAATCTTAGGGTAACTAAACCTAAGCCCATAATTTGCCCCAAATGCGGATGTGCTTTTGAAGTACAGAGTCCAAGAGATATAATCCATTCAGTTCATCCAGTTAATACATATTTCGTTGAACAGATGATTGTTATATGCCCAAATTCTTCCTGTAGATTTGAACAGAGACTTTCTTCTGAAAAGATCAAATCTATAAAACAGAGCTTTCCAGATTATCCATGGGATAATGGGTCCAATACATCGATAGATACCATAACCACTTAAGATTTATGAGGGATTCCAGTATAAAAGAACTTAAGAGGGAGTCCTCTATAAATCACCTAACAGTAAGGGTAAGAGGTAAAAAACTCGATATAGACCTATCAAAGGAATTGGCAATTAATGAAACTTCCATTAATAAACTGATCTCAGAAAACCCTTCAAGTTACTCCTTAATCTCAATTTTAAAATCCAAGGCAGTAGCCGAGAGGGATCAATTAGAAAGGGAAAAGGATAGGATCTTTTCTCAAGTTTATGTTTCTGTGGTAGACAGTAATCCTAAAGCTACAAAAGAATACGCAACACATAAAGCAAATGCTAACACAAAATATCAAGTTGCAAACGATAAATTTTTGGAAGCTAAGGAATACGCGGATAAATTAATTTCTATCTGTAAAGCTTTTGAAATGAAAGCTCAACTACTACAAACATTCTCATCCAATATCAGAAAAGAGTGAACACTATTTATTAATCGCATAAAATTATTATTTATTATGAATGTTATTCAGAACTTACTTACTAAAGAAGCTGCACTAAGAGTATCTCAGAATATTCCAGGTACTCCAACTGAAGATCGGATCCTTTTAGCAGTACCCAAAGATGATGCAAGAACTGCCAGTGGTTTAATCATCCCTGGTAAACCCGAGGATTATCCCAGAAAAGGGGTAATCGTAAAAATGGGATTAATGGAGCAGGACAGAAAGATCAATAAACATTTAGAAATTGGTCAAATCGTTACTTATGGGAATTACGCTGGAAAGGATATTTCTTTCGATAATGGATATTCTTTAGAATCCGTTAAATTTGTGGTACTCTCAATTGAAGAGGTTATCTATATAGAACAAAACAATAATTAATATTTTGATATATCATGAAGAAAGTAAAAACAGAAAAGAAAGGTCTTTCCATGAGGGAAAAACTTTTGGCTAGAAAAAAAGAGCTGGAGAAGAAAGGATCTGGTGGTGGAATGATTTATCCTAAAGAAGGAACCATTCGCTTCAGAATCAAGGATCCAGGTGAAGATTGCGAATTAGCTATCGAAATTATTCAGTTCTATCTGGGTCCAAAATTAGGTGGAGTAATCTCTCCAGCTACCTTCAACGAAGATTGCCCTTTCATGGAGAAATACCTGGAACTAAAGGAAAGTAAGGATGAAGATGATAAACTTCTTGCAAAGAAACTGGTTCCAAAAAGAAAATATGTAATCGCAGTAGTTGCATATAAAGATGAAAAGGGAAAAGAAGTCGATGAACAGAACATTGATAAACCAATGTTAATCCCCAAACAAGCTTACCAGGATATCATTGATCTCTACTTGGATGAGGATGAATGGGGAGATATGACTTCCATCAAAAATGGATACGATTTGAAATTAACCCGTTCTGGTAAAGGTCAAATGGATACCACTTATACCATTTCACCATGTCAGAAAAAACCTCTGGATAAGAAATATGCTAAGCCAGTTAATCTTGAGGAAATGGTAAGAAAACATATCCTTCCTTATGATGAACTAGAGGATAAATTAAACGAATTTCTTTGTGGTGGGGTTGATGACGACGATGATGATGAAGATGATACTCCAAAAAAGAAAAAGAAATCCTTAAAGGACAAGGATAAGAAGAAAAAGAAAAAAGCTAAAGGTTCTGATATTTAAAAAAATCCATATCACTCGTAATAAAGTTAAAGGGAGTATGCCTTCAATTGGGTTGCTCCCTTTTTTAATCTAAAACAAATCATCATACACTATGGCAAAGAAAGTAAAGATAGGGATAAAGGTCCCAACATCCAGCGAGCTTAATAGAAGGTATGGGAATTTATTAATTAATCC